AAACGCGCGCCAAGGTCGATGAGTTGCTGACCAAGCAGGGCGAGCTTCAGGCGCGACTGGGCGAGGCCGAGCAGAAGCTCGTGAACGCAAGCCGGGATCGCAACCATCAGGAGGAGCCGCAGAAATCGGTAGGCGCCCTCGTGATCGAAAGCGAAGATATGAAGGACATGACCTCGTCCTTCCGCGGCTCTCGTCGTGTCTCTGTGCCGCGTGCGGCCATCACCACCGCAACCGGCGGTGACCTGGTGCAGACTCAGCGCCTGCCGGGGATCATTGCCCCAGCTCAACGCCGGCTGACCGTTCGCGACCTGGTCGCGCCGGGTACCACCGAATCGAACTCCATCGAGTACGTCCGTGAGACTGGCTTCACCAACAACGCCCGCACCGTGGCGGAGACCACTGCCAAGCCTTACTCCGATCTGACCTTCGGCCTGACCACTGCGAACGTGCGGACCATCGCCCATTTGTTCAAAGCCAGTCGGCAGATGCTGGACGATGCCAAGGCCCTGCAGAGCTACATCGACGGTCGTGCACGCTACGGCCTCAACATGGCTGAAGAGGCTCAGTTGCTTTACGGCAACGGCACCGGTGTGAACCTGCAGGGCCTCATGACCGTTGCTCAACTGTACGCCGCCCCGGCTGGCGTTGCTGTAGTGGGCGAGCAGCGCATTGACCGCCTGCGCCTGGCACTGCTGCAGGCCGAACTGGCCGAGTTTCCATCTGATGGCATCGTGCTCAACCCGATCGACTGGGCGGCCATTGAGCTGACCAAGGACGGGGAAGGCCGCTACATCATCGGTCAACCGCAAGAAGGCACCAACGCGAAGCTCTGGAATCGTCCGGTGGTTTCCACCCAGGCCATGACCCAGAACGACTTCCTGGTCGGCGCGTTCAAGCTCGGCGCACAGATCTTCGACCGCATGGAGATCGAAGTGCTGATCTCGACCGAGAACGACAAGGACTTCGAGAACAACATGGCAACGATCCGTGCCGAGGAGCGCCTGGCATTCGCGATCTACCGCGACGAGGCGTTCGTCACTGGCCCGCTGGTCACTCCTTAACTCTTTCGCAACGCGGCGCCAGAGATGGCGCCCCAATGGAGTAATCAAATGGCACGTAAACAGGAAACACCAGCCTCCACGGCTGATGCGAAGGATCCGGTCACCACCGTTGACTCCAGCAGCGGCTCTTCTGAAACTGCCGGTTCGCCTCCTTCGGCTGGCTCTGCGCTTGTCCCAGATAGCAGCGACTCAACCGACTCGGGTTCCCCGGCAGTTGCTCCAGGCCAAGCGGAAGGCTCGGGGCTGGTGCCGCCAGAAGGACAAGCAGTCGCCGGCACTGGGCCGGATGTCGCCACGGGCGATCAGGGTACCAGCCCCGGCATCGCCACAACTGACGCTGCGGGATCCGAAGACGCCGGTCAGGCTGCATCAACCTTGGCCAGAAGCAGCGCCGGCACTGGCCAGGTGGCATCAGAAGAGCAGGCGAAGCCCAACCCTGCGACTCTTCAGATCTATCCGCTGCGGTCATACATGGATGAAGGCGAGCTTCGCCGTCGCGGCGGCCCGGCGTATACGGTGCCGCGCCGGCACGCTGAAGAACTGGTGCAGCGGAATCTGGCATCCCTCGAACCGCTGAAGGAGTGAGGGTATGTCGGTCATCAGCTTGACCATCGCCCGTCATCACCTTCGTGATCCAGACGATGATGACGAGTATCTTGAGCTCCTGATCGAGGCTGCAGAAGGGCAGGCGATGGACTATCTGGGCCGCCGCTTTTACGCCGACCAAGAAGCGCTGGATGTTGCGGTAGCTGTGGGTGATGCCGGCGAGCGCCCTATGGTCAGCAACAAACAGATCAGCGCTGCCTGCTTGCTGATCCTCGGCCATCTTTATGCGAACCGCGAGGACGTTGTGATTGGCACCATTGCCACCGAGCTACCGAAAGGCTCGGTGGCTCTGCTGACCCCGCATCGGATTGGGTGGGGTGTATGAGGGCCGGTCCGTTGCGTCATCGGCTGCAGGTGGCTCATAGGCATGAGGAGAGGAACAAATCAGGTGGCGCCACAGTGACCTGGCTGCCTGCTGCTCGCCCTGAAATGTGGGGAGAGGTTCGAACTCCAAGCGGTCGGGTCACAGCTGTTGCTGAAAAACTGAATGCTGTTTTGACAGCGGAAATCATCGGCAGGCCGCGCTCAGACATCGTTGCAGGATCTCGGCTCACGCGACGCGGAGTTACTTATCAGGTCGAGGCCGTTCTGCCAGACAACGACAACACCCTGATGAGGCTCTTGTGCTCATCAGTCCCCAACCCATGAGGTGAACTATGAAGATTCGAGCACTGGGCCCGCTGACGGGCGCATCTGGTGAGCGTGAAAAGGGCGAGGAGTTCGAGGTGACCAAGGAGCACGGCGAAGGCCTCATTGCCCGGGGTTACGCCGAAGCCATTACCGAGACGGCTGCCAAGCCCGTGAAGGCCGACCCAAGCAAGGAGTAAGCCATGCCGCGCCGGTCGAGCATCCGTGGCGATATCCGGCTGCGCCGGACGCTACGCAATATCCACAAGACGATGGACAATGAACTGCAGCCGGCGATGCTCAAGGCTGCCAACCGCATCTTGGATACGCAGCGTCAGCTGATTCCGAAGGACACCGGTGCTGCCGCCGCTGCGCTCAAGGTCTACGTTTCGCCGAGTGGCCTGGACGCGCAGATCGGCATACGCGGCAAGCGCGATAACCGGCGGTTCTTCTACCTGCGCTTCATCGAGTACGGGACCAAGGGCTACACCGGCGGCAAAGGGGCGGGCAGTCGCAGCCGGCGCGACACCAACAAGAGCGACGGGGAAAACTTTTTCGGCAAACACCCGGACATCCCGGCCAGGCCGGCGCATCCGTGGTTACGTCCATCCATGCAAGTGAACCGCGAATACGTCCTAGCTGATATCGAAGCCGCCGTCCGCCGCACCCTGCGCAAGGCGAGCCAGGGAGTAGGAAATGGCTGACCCATCGCTGGCCCTGCAGGAGGCCATCTTCGCCAGGCTTCAGGCTGAGGTCAGTTGCCCGGTCTACGATGGGGCGCCGCTCAACGCGGATATGCCGTACGTGTCCATCGACCGTGAGATATCGGTCAATAGCACTCCGATCTCGGGCCGCAAGCGCGAAACGCGCCTGCTGTACTTGTCCGTCTGGTCCGATGCCGTCGGACAGGCTGAGGTCAAGCGCATCAACGGCGAGGTTATCGCCGCCTTGGACGAGCGACGGCTGCCGCTGGAGGTTGGTCGCGCTGTCTCCGTACGTGTCGAGCAGGCGGACGCTCAGCGTGACGCCGATGGCATCACGTACCAGGGTTCGATCACCGTCCGCGTGATCACCACCCACTGAATCACCCACCGGCCGCGCCGCGGCTTTTATCCAATGTGCCTTTGGAGGAATCCCCATGGCCGACGACAACCTCAATACAGCCGCCGGCTGCCGCCTTTCCATTGGCGGCAAGACCGGCGCCGATAGTGAAACCGAGTACAAAGCTGACACCTATGTCCAGGTGGGTGAGATCGAAGATCTGGGCGAGTTTGGCGACACCTTCAGCGCCGTTAACTTCACTGCCCTGAGCGATGGCCGCGTGCGCAAATACAAGGGCACCGCCGACGCGGGCAACATGACCCTGACCGTAGGCCTGGACAGCGGCGATGCCGGTCAGAAGGCCGTATCAGTAGCGCACAAGGACCGTTCCAAGGGCAATTACAACGTCAAGGTCACGCTCAACGACGGCGATCCAGATGCAACCCCTGCCATTCTGCCGACCACCTTCTACTTCGGCGTGAAGGTGATGAACAACACCGTGGCTCCAGGCGCGGCTGATAACGTGGTGCGTCGCAATATGACGTTCGCGATCAACACCGACATCATCGAAATCCCTGCCGGCCCGGCCGCCCCATGACCGAAGGGGCTGAGCCCTTTCCTCGTTGCGAGAACCCCAATGAGCGAAGCCCTGCATGGCACCGTCACACTGTTGATCGGTGCGCGCTGCTACACCCTTAAGCCCACGCTGGATGCGGCGCTGCGCATCGAGGCCCGTTTTGGCGGGCTGCGCGGCGCGCTGGAGGCCATGCGCCTCATGAGTATCGCCGCATGTGCCGACATTGTTGTCGCTGGCGCCGACCTGAAGCCGGATCAGCACCCAGTCATCGCTGGTGAAGTGTTTCACACCGGCGTGGCCCAAGTGTCCGGCAAGCTGACCGAGTTCATCACCGTCCTGCTCAACCCGGTGCCACCGAGCGTGGCTGCCCGGGGAAAGGACGAGGCGGTCAGCACAGCGCAGTGAAGAACGGCAGCTACGTCGACTACTTGTTCGGCGTGGCCACCGGCTGGCTTGGCTGGCCGCCTGACACCGCGTGGCACACCCCCATCCCGCAAATCATGCTCGCTCTCGATGCTCGAATCGATTGGACCGGGCGAGGACAGGGCCAAGGCCAAGGGCAAACCCCGGCGTCCCCGCAAAAGCGTGAAAGCGTTGCGGACAGGTTGAAGAGCTTCCTGCGAGGGCGGCCCAAACAGTAGACAGCGTGCCGCCTCGGGGCGGTTTTTTGTGCTTGGAGATTTGCATGTCCGACCAACAAGTCCAGGGGATGCTGGTCCAGATCGAGGCCACCACGGCACAACTGCGCCGCGAACTGGCCAGCGCTGACCAGGTGGTGGCGCGCACCACCCAGTCGATCGACCGTAACCTGGAGCAGGTCGACTCC